CGCCGGCGACCGTTGACACCAAGGCGGCGAAGCTGGAAGCCTGGGCGCTGATGGCGTTCGCTGCGGTGGCGATGTTGGTGTTGGCCAGGGCCACGCTCGCGGTGAGCGCCTGGGCCGACTGTTGCCCGGTGAACGCGTCAATGGCCGACTGCAACTCCGATGCGGCCAGCGCCGTATATGCATTTGCCGCCGTCGTAGTGATGGGGCCGGTTGCGTTTGCCACCGAGTTGTCCACATACACGGTGCTGGCAGTGGTCGTGATCTGGCCCTGCAAAATCGTCACAGCCGCCTGCGTACTGGTGAGGTTGCCCGACACGGTGGTCAGCGTGGCAACTTCGGCTGTCAGGGTCGCCGCTGTGGCGTTGGCCAGGACTTGCACGGCAGTGAGCTGGGCGGACACGTCCGTAGTGACGTTGGCCGTCGCCAGCAGCGCCCACTTCCCGGTGATCGGGTCGAGCGTCATGGTGGAGTTGGTTGCAGACTCCTGCCACGTCATGCGTTTCTGCAGGTCGAAGTCCGCAAGCGCTGCCTGGAGTGAGGCGTTCGCCGCATTGGTGGCATTGCTCGCATTCGCCGCCGACTCAAACGGCATATTACCGATGGCGGCCAGGACTGGCGCAGAGGTCAGCGTGGTGATGGGCGCGGCCAGAGCGGCTGAAAGCTGACTGATGCCCAGGCTGTTGTTGAGCTGGGTCAGGAGGGCTGACGGGTCGGCACTGGGCGATCCAGGCACGCCGGCCGTAACTCCCACGGGATAGAAGGCGCTGTCATTGCCGGATGTGTCTACGACCCGCGCCCAGTAGTACCAAATCTGGGCCGGAGTAAGCCCAGGGTGCACCCAGCTCGTTGCCGGATTCTTCACGCTGGACAAAATGAATGCGGTGGATAGGCTATCGGTCGTGTTGCCCCAGATTTCCACAAATGAACGGTCAATTTGCCCCGCCGTGAACGTCCAATTGAGCGTCACTTGGAACATGCCGCCCGTGGCAGTCAGGCCGGTGATGGGAGACGGTGCATTACCCGCAAAGGTGTGCGTATAGGGCGTGACAGATGACAGGGCTTCCGTTGCCTGCCCCCAGATGTTGAAGGCTGGGAATTTCAGGTAGATGGGCGAACCGATGCGGCTGCGCGGCACGGTGTATTGGAAAATCGCGCTGTCCAGGCGTGCAAACTGGGCGCCCACGGTGTGCGTGGCGTTGGCGGTACCCATCTGGCCTCGGCGCAGGTAGGCGCCCAGGTTGTAGTGATAGGCAGACGTGAGCGTTGCCGCGCTGTAGTTGATCAGCTCGCCATCTACCCAGAGCATGGTATTGCCTGAGTCTGCATCGACAGATGTGCCGGCAATCAGTTGGCCACGGCAGGCCGTCATGTCAACGCCGAACGTGTGCGACGTGTCCGGGTCTGTTCCGGATGGCAGCGTGGAGGTCAAAAGGCCGTGTCGCGCTGGTGTAGTGATCGAACCGATCAGTTCGTATGTCGTGCCATCGCTTGAGGCCCAGACGTTGCAGCCGCCCCAGTTGGAGCCGCCGCTTGCCGCCACCCACAATTCAAGGTTTGGCGCGCTCAGCGAGTTGGGCGCCTCAAAAATCACCGGCGTATTGGTGCTGCCAGGTGCGAGCAGTTGGTTTACCGCGTAGCCGCCATTGGTGGGCACGGGCGCCACAACATGCGAACTCACGCCGGGCGGCGCGTCTTCGGCAAGCACCGTCAACGTGCCAAACTCATCCTCTTCAATCGACAGGATGCGCACCGGGTACAGATTGAGTCCCAGATTGGCGTCCGTGATCGTCACCAGGTCGGTGGGCTCCAAGTAGCACCACTTCCAGCCAAGCCGAAATGTGTATTGCGAGCGGACGTACACCGAGCGCTGCAAGATCAGCATGGCGGCGATGTTAGCGGCCGCGCCTGTGGCGAACTGGTGCGCGGTGATGACCGGCATGGGGCGCAGGCCGAACACGTCAATCGACGCCTGATCCTGCACGATGACCGTGGTCGCGGCGTAGCTGTTCGTCCTATCCAGATATTCGAGCGTGACTTGATTGAAGCCGTCGGCAGTGGTGTTAACGGTGTTGGCAATCGAATTGCGGCTGACCGCCACCGGCTCGGTGCTTCCGTCATCAAGGAAGTCGTCATCCCCAAAATTGGCAATCACGGTCAGCGTGGGCGTGTAGGTCACGCCGTTGCCGGTCACTGCGGCATCACCATAGGGCGCCAGCTTTAGCACGCCCTCAGAGTAGTAGGCCCCGGTGTTGGTGATCTGCATCAGTTCGGTGACGATCTGCGATGCAGCTGTCTGCGCGTCGTAGCAGGGAGAAATCAGCAGTCCGGACGCACGGCAGTAGGCCGAATATTGCGAAAGACCAGAGATTGAAGGCGCGTTTGGCAGACCGTAGACCTGATTGGTGAACAGGTCGTTCAGCACGTCCTTCGGATCCGCATCACTGGAGCCAGAGAGTATTTTCAGCCCAGCCACTTCGAACGAGTGTTGCGGCAGGCTGGCGCTACTACCCAGGCTGTAGGCCGCCGCCGCGGCGTAAGCGATGCCCTGATACCCGATGGCCTGGGCGGCGTGGTTGCTCGACAGGTAACCCCAGGGCGTTTGCGGGTAGGTGCCCGTGAAAATCGAAAAATAGGTCGATGGAGACGCGACCGCCTTGTTGATGTAGGCCGTCAGCACACCCGACACCGGCCCCTCGCACAGCGCCAAGATGAAGGAGGCGTTGTACAGGTAGCCCGTTGTCTGCGATCCGCCTTTGCCGCCGCTGGACTGGCTTTGTGCCACGGCATTGAAGTCGCCGTACCAAAGCAAGTTGGGCGTCACCACCGTGGTGCCATACACCAAGGGAATGGGCAAGCCGTTGGCGCTGGTCTGAATGTTCAGCCCAGTGACCGGCGTCACGGTGGGATTGTTACCACCTCCGAAAAGGCCGCTCATTGAATGCCTCGCACACGGTAAAAGCCAGCCAGGCGATCACCCAGCGGGCCAGTGTTGGCTTCGGACAGCACCACTTGGCCAACGTCAGACCAGGCATGGCAAACCATGGGCCAGTCGATCACGATGGATCCGTGTGCGGCGTGCCGGCCGTAATTGAACATGGCAATGTCGCCGGGCAGTGGCGGCGCATCCGCTGGCAGCGGGTCTGCGTATTGCCCAAGGATGGAAAGGAATCGCTTTTCGTCGCGGTGCATGTGCCAGTCGGGCGGGTAGTGATCAAGCTGCACGTCTGGGGCCAGGCCGACAGTGGAGAACACGCCCACCAGCAGGTTTGCGCAATCCACGCCCACGCCCTTAATGCGCGCTGCGTGATGGAATGGCGTGCCAATCCAGGTCATGGCCTCGGCGGTGATCTTGTCTCGCGTGGTCATGCTGCAATCACCGGAATGGGGATGTATGGAGCGCCACGGAATTGCGCCACATTGCTGAATTTGCTGGTGCATGTCGCCTGCGTTTTGTCGCATCCAGCGTAAGCGCTAAAAACCGCACCAACCACTGGCACGGATGGCAGCGGAGAAAACAGGGTGATTGCACCAGGCGTGTACGACTTCACCGTGCGCCGCACGCCATCGAGCGCGCCACCCACGAACTGCACATACCCACGGTCGAAATAACCCGCCGCGTTGGACAAGCCGCAATTGAGAAGAATGTTGGTGCTTGATGCCAGCACGGTGGAGCTGCTGCCAAAGCTGGAGCGGTTCAGGCCACAGCCGCTGTCGTACAAGGTATGGATGCAGCCGGGCTGATAAAGGTTGCGCGGCAACAGTGTCGCCAGGGCTTCGGTGCCCGAGTTGATGCGGCACACCAGCGATGTGCGGCCAATTTGAAGATCCGCAAAGCGCCCATAGAACATCGACACGACGCCGACGGCGGTCGGTGCGGGGGACAGGAAAGCACGCTCCAGATTGAGCATCGCGCCGTCGAATCCACCAGCCTGAGCGGCAGCCAGGACGCCTACGCCGTTGATCAGGTCGGTGGTGCGGGGGAAAATGGACACGTCCAGCGTGTCTACCTCGGCGCCGATAATCATGCGGGTTTTGCCGCGGCTGATGACCGGGCCGCTGCTGGAGTAGGTCAGGCCGCTGACAGGGTGCACCACGTCCACGTCATAACTGGTCCAGCGCAGCACGGCGCCCGATGCCATGGTGATGGTGTACAGGTCGGCCATGGTGTACGGGCCCCCAGCATTCAGCAGAGTGAGCAGCGGCGCGGTTACTGTTTTCATACCCTGTTACCTGGTGCGCCGATCATTTCGACCTTCTTGAGCTCATACAGGTCTTGCATGAAGCCGTCGAACTCGATCTGGTCTTTGGTGAATCGGCACCGAAAATAGTAAGTGCCAGTCCAGGTCAAGGCCGCGCCACTGGCTGGCGCTGTGGTGAATGTCACGAGACCGGTGCTGCCAATGGTGTAGCCTGCGCCACTCACAACTGCGCCAGCCGCTTTTATGTTGGTGACGGCAAGCGGGTTCATCACCGGCTCGGTGAAGCCAAAGCCACCAGCGCCACGAGTGCGCGTCAGTTGAAAGACGGTCGTCACTCCGTCGCCAGTAGCAAAAGGCATGTTTGTGCAGGCTTGGTCGTTTGGTATGGCGATCAGAAAAGAATCCCACGATCCCTTGCACGCGAGAAAGAGTCCCACGATGGTGTCAAGCTCTGGGAAGGCTGAATTTGCCCGCAGGAATTCATAGCCTACCGTGATGTCCCACAGCGGGTACTGCATGAAGGCCGCGCGCGTCTCGCGCCCAGACACTGCACTTTGCGTGCGCGTTGAGAAACGTGGCCATACCGATACCGTGGGCAGCAGGCCCGGCACAGACATGGGGTAGACGGACTGGCTCATGCGTTGCTCGGCGAAAAGTTGCGGCCCAGGCGGCGCAGTGCCGGCGCCAGAACATGGCTGTTTTTGGACAGGAAGGTTTGGAAGTCTTGCGTACTCTGGGTGTGGACATGCATGTGAACGTCGCCGCCCCCACCGCCGCCACTTGCCATGTTCCGCACGGCGTCTGCCTGCGCTTGAGGCAACACCATTTCACGCTCATGGAGCTGAGTCATGGGGTTCAGGCCTGCCGGTATGTCGTAGCCGCCACGGGCGGATGCAATTGAACCACCAGCAGCCATGACTGCGCCCATCGCGCCAGCAGCAACACCTGGGGCCAATTCAGGGCCAACAATCGGAATGCCAACAGTTGACGAAAACGCACCAGAAAAGGCTGTCGCTGCATCGTTGGTAATTTGTTTCAACGCAGCCCATGCGCTCTTGGCCACTGCTTCAATGGCCTCGTCTGCACTGGCATCCTTGCGAAGCTGGGCACCAGTCAATGAAGCTGCAGTTTTTGCCGCCTCGGTCGCCGCCCAGTTCGCAACCACCTTGACGCCAACATTCATTACCTCCACAAAAATCGAATTGAATATGTTGTCAAAGGCCCTTTGCATCGTCGTGGTGCCCGAGATAATCCCCTTGACTGCCGTATCCATGGCCTGGACGATTGGAGCAAAGGCCTTTTCCCACCCCTTGCGCACTTCAGCAGCTGCGGCTGCGGCGTCTTTGATAACGGTCAGGTTGTTTTTCTCGCCTGCCATCACAAGCTCGTCATCAATCTTCTTGGCTTCGATGGCAGTGGTGCCAAGGATGGCTTTCTTCTGGTTCAGTAAGTCAACTTCGGCCGCGTATTCCGCGTCGTGCAGGGCTTTGATTTGAGCCAGAGACTCGGACATGCTCATCTTGCCTGCGGCTTGCTTGGCGTTGATGGTGTCGATTGCCGTGGCCACGCGGGCGCGCTCAAGCGCCATTTCGCTGGTGATGGCCTCGGTCTGGATGGTCTTTTGGTCGCCCAGGGTCTTCTTGGTGAGGTTGAATATCTCGGTGTTGACGGCTCGTTTGTCGGCTTCCGATTTCAGTCCCATAGCCTTAACGCCCTCCCAGTAGGCAAGAGATTCGTCTGTGGAGTCCTTGAAGTAGTCGCCCTCAGCCTCGAGCTTGGCCTGAAGCTGCGCCTTGAACTCGGCCATTTCGGACTTGGGCTTTTCGTCCTTTTGCTCGCCACCCTCGCTGTGCAGGCCTTGCTTTGGGGCCTTGGTTTCGGTCTGTTTGCCGCTGAACGCCTGGACGATTCGCTTGACGGTATCGTCGGCCTTCACTGCAATCTTGGTCATGTTCGTGGACCAGTCGTCGGCAATCGTTTGTCCGCCCAACTGCCAAGCAGCCTTTGCGCCCGCCCAGTCTCTGTTAAGCAGTCGCTCAATGACGGTCGCAGCGGTGACCAGCCCCACGGTGATCGTCTGGATCACTGTCTTGACCACTTCCCAGACTGCATAGACGGTCACATCCAGAAGATTGAAGGCAGTGGCCACGGCGCCCACGGCAATGCGGGTCATTTCGATGGCTGTTGGCCCGATGGATTTAAACCATTCCGCCATGTCGGTCAGCAGCGGCATAAGTGCTTGCCCGATGGTGTTTTTCAACCCCTCAAGCACTTCGCCTACGCCGTTGTTCGCCTTCTTGTATGCCGCCATGGCGTCCACAGACTCCTGCCCTACAACCAGGTTGAGCGATTCCGCCTCCTCGCGGGCTTCATCAGTCACGCCCTTGAACTTGTTGACCAGTGGCGCGATTTCAGACCATGACCGGCCGTAAATCTTCATGCCTTCAACGTTGCGGTCAGTGCCTTCGCCAAACTCGCGCAGGCGGGCGTTTGTGGCCTCCATGACGGCCCCGGTGCTTAAGAAGTTGCCATTTTGGTCCCGCGTGACAACACCCAGGCTTTTGAATGCATCCTCGTTTTTTACGAGCGCCATCGTGATTTTGTTGGCGGCCGTCATGGCCGACTCAGACGACAAGCCGACTTCGGCAAGTGCTGATTTCAAATAACTGGCCTCTGTGGTGCTTAGACCCATGGCCTTACCCAAGCCTGCGGATTCAGCAGTGAGTGCAGCCGCGTCCTTGACAAACTCCTTGATTGCAGTAGATCCAACAATCGCAGCGGTCACGCCCTTCAGAATGCCATTGAACTTCTCAAAGCCTGCACTGATGCCCTCCATTGCCCCCGCGATACTTTCATGCGACGCAATCACCGCCTCGGTGAGCTGCGCGAAAGCCGACTTCATCTGCTCCGTGGAATTCTTGACGGCATCGCTGGCAGTCTTTGCACCAGCTTCGAGCTTTGAGGTATCAACCCCGAAGCCAACTTCGATTTCGTTATCGCTTGCCATCATGCAGTCCTTGGAAAATTCGCCATCAGTTCAGCAATCGCCGCGTCATCCATTTGCGCCTTTTTGGCCTTGGGCTTGGGCTTGATGCCAAAGTAGCCGGCCACCATGACGTGCACGGGCGGGTAGCTCTGCCAATACTCGGTGAGGGCATCAAGCGACGGAATATCAAGCTGGTCCTGTACTTGGTCCCAAGTCATGCCGGTTGACATGACGAGGTGCGCGAACAGTTCCGGCCAGGCTATGCCGTCGCCAGAGCTTCCCCCGATGCTTCGGCCTTCTTCTCCAGCCCAGACACACCCATGACGGCCTGCATCACAGTGGCCATATTCCCCAGGTCGATCAGGTCGGCCACGGAATCGGTCGTCATGTCTGAATAGTTGCGCGACAGGGCCGCAAGCACGGTGTCGATCACCAGGGCGACAGACGTTGCATCAATCGCTCCGGTGTAGGTCGCCAGACGGTCCTGCAGGGCTTGCACCTGTCGCAGACTCAGGGGCGGCACGGTGTAGGTAACGCCGTCCGCAAACTCGATTGGAGTGCCTTTGATCTTGACCAGTGCCATGCTTCGCCCCTATTAAAGCGCCCATTTTAGGCGCTTTTCTTACTCAGTTATTCGCTCAATGCGTAGGTGAGCACCTGGCCCGACGAATTGGCGAACGCCTCGAAGTCGAATTCAGGAATCATGAAGTCATCCAGCTTGGTCGCCATCGAGAGCTTGGAGGCGATGCAGTTGGGCAAAGTCACGATCAAAGACTTGCCTGCGAACGGCAGGTAAATGTCTGCACGGAAGCTTGGAGCGTAGCCGAGCAGCGGATTGACAATGGTGCTGTTCTTGGCAGTCGTGCTGGTGGCGGTGTACTGGTAGCTGATGAACACCTGTGTTCCAACGTCAGCAGTGGCGAACACATAGATGCCAGCGGCAACGGTGTATTGCCCGGTGGTCGGTCCGGATGCCACGCGGGTCATGGGCACGTTGTTTGCGTTGCGCACGCCCAAGTCAGCAGACCATGTGCCAGCGTTGGGAATGATGAACGTGGTCAGCGTGCTGGTGGTGCTGGCCGTGATCGTAAATGGCGTGGCCGGAATCAGCATGCCGGTGGTGTCGTACACGTCATTGATGATGCTGGAGACAAGCGACTGGCCGAACACGATGCTGTTGAACAGTGCGCCATTGACCTGAGCGGCCTTGACTTTGCCCGATACCTTGCCCTTGCCACGGCCCACGGCGACAGGGAATTGCAGATTGCCGTAAAGCATCTTGGTGTCGAAGGAAATGTCGAGCGAGATCTCCTGAGCAACGCCGAATTGAACGGGCGTTGGGTTTGCGATTGCATTGCCTGCGTAGTCGGTAAGGGGTGTTCCAACAAGTACGCCAGCGCCGAAAATATTTTGCATGATGATGCTCCGTTAAAAACTGACAAGAATTCGAATGGGCACAAGTGCCACGGCTTGGGCGCCCAATGCGCCCTCGTCTGTTTGAATGTCGCCCTCGATCCATGCGTGGTCACATAGACCTCCCAGGGACTGCACTTCGCCGCCAGATGGCATCAAGGCAAGCTCTATGGCGTCCAGCAGCGCATTCATTTGGGTGTCGGGCACCACGCTGTCGTCAGAGCGCGTGACATAGAGGTAAACCGCCACGTCGATGGTCCAGACAGCGGGCAGGCCGCGCACGCGCTTGGCCGACTGCTTTTGCGGGCACAGGAACAAGGCAGGCTGGTTCTGCGCCGGCACTTGACTCAGGTGCTGCAACACGCGGCTGGCCGTGACCACGCCGGAAATGCTGGACAGCTTCGCAAAGAGCGCAGCCATGATGGGCTCGCGGGTCATTTGCTAACCCCGATCTTTGCCAGGCGCTCGGCCAGGCTTGGTGTTGTTGCGTAGAGGGCTGGCTTCAGGAATGGCCGGGCGTCGTAGTGCTTGGTGCCGGGCGGATGCTTGGCGATGTAGGTCTCCAGCGACTTGCCTTTGAGGATGCGCGGGCCACCGCGTGCGCCCGCACCTATCTTGCGATCAAAGCCCTCTTCCCAGAAGCGGCCATATTTCACCTTGGTGCCAACGACGCCATTGATGCCGCCGCCGTCATCGGTCACCTTTTGAGTGATGGACCGGCGCAGGTCACCGGTTCGGACTTTCAAGACGTCATCGGTTAAATTGCGCTTGGTGTTCGCCGTCACGTCAATGGCGAACTTGGTGACCACCGCGGCGATCTTCGGACGCAGCATGGCCGGGATACCGGAAATCATGAGCATTACCCGGTCGTCGCCCTTGATGTAGCTGGTGCTCATACGGGCACCACCTTCTTGAACTGCTGCAGGTAGCTGACGACGGATGCAGGCATGGCCGCATTGAGGTACGTGACCGTCTCGCCTGCCAATGTCTGCGAAGCAATGCCTATGCGTGCACGCTCCTTGTAGCGCAAGGCGGCGAATTCGATGCAGGCTTGTTCCAAGTCCAATGGGATGGCTGCATAGCCTGCGGTGTAGCTTACGGTGATGTTTCCATTCCCGCGAGTGAATTGGTATAGGCCGGGGACAAGTTGCACGCCATACATATCCCAGACAAAGCCGGGCACGCCGGTTCCGGTTGATGAGGGAATGGCAATGCCATCAATCGTCAGCGATGCCACGGCAGTCACCGGGTAGTTGCCCAAGATGATGGCGTTTGTCGCCTCGCCGTCTATGTTGTCCGTGTAGCTGGCGCTGGCGAACTGCCGGTTGAGGTAGTTCTGAATGGCCGTACTGCAAGCCGTCACCAGGCGCGCAAGCAAAGCGTCATCAGTGGTGGTACTGATGTTCAGCCATTGCTTGAGATTTGCGACGGTGGTGAGGTCGGCAGCTGCCATGCATTACTCCACGGCCACCGGGGTAGCCACTGGTTCTGGCGCGACTTCGAAGCCGCTTTCCAGCGCCACGGGCACCAGGTCGGCATCCAGATTGATACAGCCTTCAGCGTCGAGGGTGTACTCGCGCCCCATCAGGGCAATGCCGGACACGCCGGGTTTGGCTTTGAGGCGCATGGCTAGATCACCACGGGTGCATCAACGGCGGGCAGCGGGTCAGCGGCCACCGGGTCAGCAATGCTTGCGGCTGCGTTGTCGGCCACGGCAGCGGCAGTGGTTGCAAGGTCAGAGGCGGTAGAGGCTGCGGCCTGTGCGTCAACGGAAAAGCCCAGGGCCCTTTCAACGTCAGTGGCAAAGTCGGTCAGGCCGTGCGAGATGGCGGCTTCTACTTGCTCAGCCTCCAATTCGACATAACGGATGCCCTTGCTGACCTTGACCTTGAGTTCTTGGCCAAGAACGGACAGGCCAGACAGGCCAACGGGTAAGCGCATTTTGATAGACATGTGGTTTCTCCTGGTTGAGTCGAAGGGCCTCGCTTGTGGCAAAGCCCTTCTGGTCAATCACTAAAAGTCAGCAGAGGCCAAAATCCAGCCGGTACCGCCGCCTCCTTGCAGCGATGCAGCCAGGCCTACGGTTTCGGTCACGGCGGAGGTGATCGAAATGGCGTTTACGGTGTGCGTCGCACCAGCAGCCAAACCAGTCGCAGCGGCAGCTGCAGCGGCAGCTGAAACTTTCCAAGCACCAGCATTCACACTGACAGTCGGAGCCTTGACGAACTGGACAGGCGCGGCCAGGTAGAACACCTGCGCATTTGCAGCAGCCACAGCGCCGCCAATGCCCACAATGACGTTTGCGGCAGGCTCGGCGATCAGCCAGGCATAGCGCTGGCAGATTTCAAGTTCCACTTGCACGTCACGATGCTCGAACGGGCCGGCTTGGGCGCCGATTTCGAGCTGGAATCCCTGGAAGCTGATCGAGTCATCTGCGCCCGCAGTTCCGGAGGGCGTGAAGCTGAACAACGCGCCGATTTGGGTGCATGCGGCTGGAACAGCAGCGGTGAACTGATAGCGCACCATAGAGCCGGTCAAGGCCTGGGTGGTGTTGATCACACTTGTCTGGCCAGTCCAGGACGCGGCCACCATTTGCGCGGCGGTCTGGTTTGTACCTGTACCAGAAATCAGTTGCACGCCCAGGGAGCCACCCGAGTAGTTCACGCCGGTCTTGGCCCAGAAGGACAAAGTAACGGTCTGGCCTTGGAGCTTCACGGCGTCGAGCGTTTCAATCACCTGGCCGATGTTGATCGCTGCGGTGTTGGTGTTGGCGGCTTGGCGCGAGAGCTTTAGGGATTGCGAAAAGCCGGGAATTGAAGTGTCGGCCAGCAGCGAGAACAGGATTGCGCTCGATGCGCCGCCCACGCCAAACCAGCGATCTGCAAAGTAGGTCGGGGTGTTGGAGATGGCGGTGGTAATCACGCCGGCAGAGGCCAGGCCGGGAATGTTGCGCTGGAACGGGTTTACCGAGAAGTCGGGGCCGTCGAAGATGTTGCGGAAGTTGCTTGTCAGCGGGCCAGAGAACGGCACACAGCCAGCATTGAGCAGGCTGTTGATGTCGTTGCTTGCCACAGTGATAAGGCCGTTTGCATCGGACGTGTAGACCGTGCCAGATTGGGCGCTGAACTTGCCAAACGCCACATTTGACTGAAGTTGCATCATGATTTTTCCTTGGTTGAGCAAGGCAGAAGGCGACTTATTTAGTCGCCGCTCTGCTTACGCATTGGCAATGTTGGTGATCACGCCCAGGGCGAAAGGTGCGTACACGGCCAAGACTTCCTCGGCATAGACGCCCACTTCCTGCGCGCGGGTGCGCAGCGGCCAGTCGATCTGGTAGTAATCGGCGCGGGTCTTGACTTCGGCCACGTTGGGCACTTCGTTGGACTGGTACTGCGCCGGCAGGTTTTCCGTGTAGCCCAGGATGGTGCCAGGCGGCAGGGTTGGGTGGATCAGGATTGGAATGCGGATACCGCCGTTCAGAGCGAACGGGTTGAAGTAAGCCGCCACCGTGCCGCCTGCCACAATTGCATAGGGGTCAGAGCCGGAGCCGCCGTCATAGCGCAGCAGCGGGCCGCTGGCATTGCTCAGCACCTTGTTCATGACGTTCTTGATTTCCTGAGCGTTCATGAAAAGCACCGATGGGCTCACCTGGTAGGTGTTCCACATGGTCTGCAGCATCGTGTCGATTTCCACCACAGAGCCACGGCCGGAAGCTGTCAGCGCAGTGCCGATGCCGGCGACGCCAGTGGCCAAGCTGTTGATGTAAGCGCCAGAACCGGAAGCGAAGGCAGTGGACAGCAGGCCGTCGTATGCCAAGCTTTGATTGCGCGAAGCATCAGCCACGATGGCGGTGGCGTTTTGCGTGCCTTGAGCGGCCAGAGTCGTGACCACAACGCTGTTCAGGGTCGTGATGGCGGTCAGCTTTTCATTGCCAGCGGTGCCAACGTACCAGGCGTAACCCACGGCGCCTTGGATGGCGGTCACGGATGCGCTGATGGTCGATGCCGAACCGGTGGTGGTCACAGGCGCAGCGGGAGACTTGGCAGACGATCCACCGTTCAGGGTGTAGGTCTGGCCGTCAGCGCCGGTGAAGGTGCCAGTGGTGGACACGCCATTCACGACGCTGGAGTTCTGGAAGCCTTCGTATGTCAGGCCCACGGCGTAAACGTTGTAGGTCGCAGCAGCGATCACGCCGCCAGTCGTAGCGGTTGCCACGGTGGGGGTGGCTGGAGTGCCCAGAGCCACGGACATATTGCCGCCCAGAATGGCGTTTTCTTCCTTGAGCATCATCTTTTGCAGCAAGCGCATGACCATGCGGGCCTTGGCATCCTCGAAGCCACCGGCAGCGCGGATTGCTTCATAGGTGATCTGGTCTTCTTCACCCATGGTCACGTAGTTCGCAGCCTTGTTGTAGGTCTGGTACGACATACGGGCAGAGCGCTGACCTTCTGGCACCCAGGGCATCGAATTGAAGCCAGAGCCCAAAATGTTCTGCACAACGCGCCAGTTGGTAGCCAGGCCAGTGCCGCCGGGTACGCGGGGCATGCGGTTCCGCAAGGGTGTTGCAACGGGATACAGATTTTTCGCAGGTGCTTGCAGGTCGAAGGCAACCAGGCCGGTGCCGGTCGATACCGTCTTGGCGAGGTCATCACTACCCTGCTCCAGCGCGCCCTTCATGAGCGCCAGGGTCGCTGCGGTCGTGTCAGCAGCGGCGAGATTGCCCACAAAGCCCAAGGCACTCAGCGCGATCAGTTGATCATGCGAGACCATGCCGGTGTGCGCCAAAGCACCCACGATTGCCACTGCGACAAGCAGCAGCATATTCTTCAAGGTAAAGAGAGATTTCATTTTGATAGCTCCAGCGCGTTAGCGCATTGCGATGATTCGAGGATTCTTTTGCGCCGCCTTGATCAGCTCAAGCGGGTCGGTAGTTAAGGAAGCCGGAGCATCGGCGGGTGGGGTTGCGGAATTGGTGTCAGCTTCTTTGCCAACGGCCACGGCCTTGAGGAAGGCTTTGCCAACGGCGGGCGCGGCTTTCAGGCGTGCGACTTCGGACTCGGCTTTTGCCAAGGCTTCGGTAGCTGTGGAAAGGTCGGCCTGCACCTTGGAAAGTTCGTCGTGTTCGTGCGCTTTGGCGAGCTTTTCGGCATCCGTCGCGGTGCAGCAACCCAACTGCGCAAGCGCGTCGTGAGCCTTCTTTAGCTGGGCCATGGATGCTTCGCTGATCGTCTTGCCGGCCTTCTGCAAGTCGTCAGCACTCGCGGCCTTGGTGGACATTTGCCACGCTTGCGACTGGTGCATGCTGGCTTTGCGGCTGTGCTTTTTCTTGGCCACTTTGGATGTGGTCAGGCCAGCAGCCTTGTAATGGGCTGTGGCGGCGTCTTGATGGGCGTCGCTTGCGGCCTGGTCGTCGTCGGTGTTGTCGCTCGAATCAGCCTTGTCGCTGGCATCCTCGGCGGCATCGCTTGCGGCGTCGGCTGCTGCACTGGCTTCGTCGGCAACGGTGGAGGCATCGGCAGCAGTCTTGGACGCTTTGACCAAGGCCAAAAGGTCAGCGGGACTGACTTCGCCCTTGTTGATCAGGTCGGCCAGGTCGGTAACGTCGTCCTCTGCGGTGCGCTCGGTCTCGCACTTGATCACGGTGAACACGGCGCCGGGGTTGGCTGGGCGGTCCACAAGGCTGACTTCAATCAGCTTGATTCCCTTGATGATTGTCTTGTTCAGCGTGTCACGCTCGGTGACTTTGCCGCCAATGGAAAAGCCCTTGTAAACCCCGGCATTGACCTTCTTGACTGCCTCGGAGTCAACCACATGACAGCCAAAGAACGTGCGGCCATCGGCTTCAACGGATGCTTCCAGCGCAGTGCCTGCGGCCTTGGACTGGTGCATTTCGCGCACGGCGCCCCACAGCATGTAGTCGGGCAGAGCTGCCTTCATTGCATCGGCAGTGATAGTCTCGCCATCGGAATCCACGGCACCAGTGGAGGCATAGCCCCACACTTTCAGCGTGCCATCTTCCTGTGCCTCGGTCTTGCTGATCGAGGCGTACAACTTCGCATGCGTCTTGAGAGACATGGCTAAATCCAATCAAACCCGCGCCCCTTGTCACTAAGGCGGGAGTGCGGCGCTTCGCAGCGGACGCTAGGAGGTCAAGTGACTGACCTGTTTCAATCTGTGGCGATTATGCGACTAAAACGGGCGTTTTTCAAGATTCGC